GCTACATTATTAGAAGCATCCTCAAATACAGCTTTACTTGCAGGTAATGTACAAAATACATCTTTTGTACCTGCAGAAAAATTAACTGCGGAGTCGGAATTAGAACTACTAAGAATCGTAGTTCTCGATAATGTGTCTGGTGAAGAATCTGATACTGTGCCAAGTCCTACTTCAAACTCATCTGCTGCTTGATGAACTATTGCATAATAAGTGGTGTTGGTATTACCTATACCTGCTACAAAAGTTTCAAAACTAGTTTCGGCTCCAGCTAGATTAACTGTGCCTGTACCAGTAGTGGTTGTTGTTTCTTTTACCCTATCGTTGAGGACAAGAGCCATGCTCTCCCCCTACGCTATTCGGATAATAGCTGTGCTTGCTGCTGCTGCAGGAAAAACTATAGTAAAATCACCAGCTGTAGAAGTTTTATCTCCACCAAAATCTATAGTAGCTACAGATTTGTTAGAATCAGTGCTGTTGTAAATTAGACAACCTCTGGCTGTCACTGTAGCTGTTCCAAAAGTTAAATCAGCGAAATCAGTAATAGCAGTTGTACCATCAAGTGAAGGGTCTACTCTTGTTAAGTTATTCCCTCCAGCAGTATAGTTGGTTCCAGTTGCTTGGTTAGTTGTTGCGTACGCAGTTGTGGTTGCTCCCATAGTGGCTGAGCTAGTGTATAAAGCTAGTTTAAAAGTATCACCACCAGAGTTTTTAAAATTATGAACTGCCTCTAGCAATTCCTTTTTAAAACTGCTTGTTAATGTAGATGTAATTGCCATTATTTTAACTCCGTTAATATCTTAGCTAAATCTTTATGTCCTTGCTGTTCAAGTAAATTACGCATAGTGCATCTTTCACTATTGATCCCAGCTTTTATATAATAAAGTATTGTGTTGTAAATAGCTACCTTAAAAGCTTCTGCTTGTTGTTTGACATGACCTTCTGCGTTTTCAGAAATACCACATATTCTCTCGGTTGCTCTTTCTGCCCAATACTCAGGTGGGTGTCCTCTGTGTTGTTGTGTCTCTACGGTAATACCACCTAAATTACTTACTGTTTCTATTTCTATCATTAATACCTCTTAGCTTCTGGTACTTCAAGTATTGTTCCTACTTCTTTAACTTTTTGTAATTGTAGCTCTTTTTGTAGAGCTTCATACTCGCTGACCTTCATAGTTTTAAATCCTTGACCTTGTGAATGACCAACTACTATAGGATCATCAAGTCTGTGATAACCATACAGTTTTTCACTCAAAGGTTTATCTGTATCTAATAAACTAGATCTTGGTGCTATTTTTACATCTATACCAGCACTTATGCATTTTGAAAGCCAAAACTCAACACATGCTTTACCTTCTTCTGCGAAATGCAGATTACCTTTATAGGTGAAATCAATACCAAATAAATTGATTGCTTTCACTTTTTGGTACATTGCGTAAGCTATTGCGTAAGGGATAGTATTATTAAAATACGCACAATCTGTAGCTTCTACTACTTCTGTTAAAGGATAAAGGACTGCTCCAGGAACTCTTTCATCTAATTCACAGGTGTAAATAGGTCCAGGATGGGTAGGTAGCATCTTTCTCATTATGCCTGTCTGTGTCCCTGCATCGTCCGTATCAAGGAACCTTGATGCTGGATCAAGCATAAATACTCTATCTACTTCTTTAATTATACCTGCCATAGCATTTATTGCCCATACTTCATCGTATTTATTGCTGTGTATGAGTGATAAATGAAAGTCTAATTGACTTTCACCCATGGCGACTACTGCTATTTCTTTCCCCTCTAACCCTGTAGTTTGCATTTTATATTCTTTGTTTTGCTACCTTCCCTGATCTAAACTCGTCAGTGACTGCTTCTGCTTCGCCTAAGTTTTTCAAAAGAGTTATGGCTTCTGCAAACTTGGCTTGATATAAGGCTGTTTCTGCTTCATTTTTTAAATACGTTGCTGCTTCTACTAAACTGCCAAAAAGTAATGCATTAGGTGCATTTTCAGACAACCAAGTTGTGCCACTATCACTACCTGCTGTTAATGAAGTTGGTCTATAAAAATAATGTACTTCTGCTGTGTAGTTAGAATTAGGTGTTGGAGCCAACATGAATGTGTTTTGATCAAAGTCTGCATAATACTTAGGTGTTCCTGTAGTTGCTGCAGCTGGTGTATAGTCTCTTATAAAAGAAACATCTTTTAATTTTAAGAAATTATAATTATTGCTACCATCTATTACAGCTACGCTAAATGGTGCTAAAAAATCTGTTGGCTTAGTTAAATAAGTATTAGAGGCTGTGAGCGTACCTGTGACATTTTTTCTAAAAACGTCAAGTTGAACAGCTTTTAATATTCTTTCTTCTGCTGTTTTAATAAAATCTGGTAGGTGAGTCACAAAAGTTGTTTCACTTGACTCTGCATAATCTTGTATTGCTGTTTTGAGTGTAGAAAGTGTGAAGCTCATGGGAAAATTATATCACAAGATTAGCTAATAACAACGCTTACTTCCCCAAGACTTCCTGTAAGTTTTTTCATATCAAACTCCGAGCCTATAGGATCATTGTTAGCTAAGCCGTTAAGGGCTATACCACTCACACCTTGAGAGTCTACTGGGTTGCTTGAAAAAACTCTACCTAATCCTGCAGTTGGAGCACTTTCTGTTGGTCTAGCTTCCCTCAATGCTTCTGGGTCAATAACGTGCCTGATTGGTTCAAGTTGTGGGTGTTTTACTTCATAACATGTAGGACATGTTTTTAATCCATTCCACTCAGTTTTTAATTCAGGGTAATCATATACAAAACCACATCTATCACATTGTGCTTTTGAAAATTTGCCACTTGCGTAAGCCATTAGTAGTTGCTCCTAGTAGGAGTAAGCATCACAGAAGCTCTGTTCCTATCCTCCTCTGATGCTAATTTAAAATCTTGTTCGTATTGTGCTTTCAATAAAGTTGCTTTTTCTGGGTTTTTCTTTAGTGCTATGTAGTAAGCTAACCCACTTGCCATGCAAGGCATAAATCTAGAAGGTACTTCTGGATCTTGAGCTGATGCCGAAACATCATCTATTCTTTGTATTCTGTAGGAAACAAATTTATATGTTGCTGCACTATCTGGTGTTGGCCAAACCTTTAATACAGGTGTTGTTTGTCTATCAATAAAATACTGTGTAGGTCTTCCTGTACTTGCTTTATTAGGTATGTTGAGATATTCTGACCTACCTATGTTAGTTATTTGTAGGTCTGTTTGTGTGCCGTTTGAGGCTACTTGACGTATGACAGCAGAAACTATATCTAAATCATAAGAATTTAGAGTATAACTTGAAGTTCCTGCAACTAAATCTAAACTGACTTGTTCAATAGTCCAAAGGTTTACACCTCTGTTTGACCAATCAGCAAACATAATGTTGAGAGATCTTCTCGCAGTTTCTGCGTCATAACCTGTTTTGACTTCTAGTCCTGCTAACTCATATGCCTCTTCTATAGCATCTGCTATACTAAGGGAAAAAGTTTTAGTTCCAGATGTTGCCATACTTAGCTATATGATTTTATACAGTGTAGTACAATCATATATGAATCACCACTACTTGCTCCAGTTGTGGTTAGGTTTATATCACCTGTTTTACCACTACCAGAAGTATTTTGTAATCCACCAAAAGGGCTAAAGTCTAAAACACCATCGGCACTTGGATTGAGTTCCATGCAGAGAGTATCAGTAGAAGCGTCCCACAGTAATCCTATTTTAGTAAAACCTAAAATACTGTAATACACTCTAAACAATTTTACTCCTGTACATGCAGCTCCGTCACTTTTCCTAGCTGTAAGTCCACTTACATCTACTTTAGTTACAGCACTTTCACCAGTGCTATCACTAACATTGGTGAGTTGTACTATAAAGTCTTTTTCGCCGTCTAAGACGGTTGTCGATGTTACGGTATCAGCCATAGTTTACTCCTATTATGCGTCAGCGAATGGAGTGACTAAAGTTCCTGAACCTAAAGTAATACCTTCAACGGCATACTTGGCAGAAGCTAAAGCTGTCACTGTTATTATACTTCCAGCTAATCCACCTTTAGTGGAACCGTTTAAAGTAATAACATCATTAGATGCTCCAGAGATAAAAGTTTTACCTGTAGCGTTATTTACACCTGTGTATAAACCACCTACAAACTTATCTGTACCATCTGTTAAGATGTCCATATCAGTTGCAGCAGTGACTACGACAAAAGTAAATGTAGCCCCTAAATTATTTAATTGATTAGGGTCATCATCTGCTCCTGGGGCAGTAGCTACGATACTTGGTAAAGTAAATTTACCGTCAGCATCATTACAAAGTAGAACTTTGCCTGCGTGTGAATCTACAGTTAAAGTAGTGTCAGCTGTTAAACTAACAACATTAGCATTACCTGCAGATATAAAACCAGCAAGAGACCTTACTGGACCTGAGAATGTTGATTTTGCCATAATTT